TTATACCAATGTTAACTGGAGCCATCCTTTGCCACTCATTGGGTATTGTGACTTGAATTGATATATCATATTTTCCACCTTGCTGACCATACAGTGCAGTTTTTTTGATAATATCATCTGTCCATTGTCGTTCCTCATTGTCTTCCCAAACCCAGGCAGATTGACCCCAATTAACTGGTATTAAATAAATATCTAGATCCTCTATCTGTCTTAGGGATCTAAGAACAAAGCGACAATGTTCGCCATACCCAGTTCGTGTTAGTGCTGGTCCTCTTACTAGAACTTTCATTAGGCAACCTCCTTAATAGTCCAACGTTTTGAGTATTTACGGGTTTCCCAAGAGCCCTCTTCTTCATGTAGCTTTGTCATGGCTTCAATCCAAGTGTTATTAAAGTTTTCAAAATTATAATTCTCCATGACGTGCTCTCTGCCTAGTCTTCCCATTTCTCTTCGCTCTTCTTCTGACATATTTAGCATTTTTTCTAGCGCATCAACAACATCATCACCGTTTAGTCGATCTTCGTATATCCACGGGATTTGCTGCGAACCAATAATGGCTTTAGATGCAGGGGTCAATGCGATTCCAAAATCAGAGTCTTTTCCTTTTATTTGTTCTTGTAGTCCACCTGTCATATTGACTATAATTGGAGTGGCACAAGACAAAGACTCTAATGTTGCAAGACCAAAACCCTCGGCATCTGAAATATTGATCGTACAATCTGCCATATTGTACATCAGGGCTAGTCTTCTCAAGTCAACCTTTTGTTGGCTAAAAAGCACTTGTCCATCTGTTAAACCTAAATGGTTTATAATAGCTTCTAAGTCTTGACCATTTGGATCTTTAACTTCGGTATGCATGACAAGAGATGCCTTATCATGTCCGACCTTATCTAAGAATTCTTTAAACCAAAATAATAAAGAACCAGACTGTTTTCGCCTAGCATTTCTATTATTCCAGAAAAAGATAAATTTGTCTGGGTCATAGTAGTCTCCAAATACAGACTTTTTGAATTCTTCTATGCCGCTCTCATTTTCCACTGGTGCAAAGATCTCGCTATTAACAGCGTGAGGAATATATTGTGATTTAACACTAGGAGCAACAGTCTTTACAATATCATCTGTCACTTTTGAAATTGTTGCAATAAGATCATTTGACTCGTAATACTGCCTATTGAAAGTGGGATAAGGATAGTTGTCCCAAACGTGATAATAGACCATGGGCATGAGAGGTCTGATCTCATTTTCCATTTCCCACAGCCAGCCCCAAAAACGAGGGTCAGTCATGAACCATAAAATGTCTGGTTTTTCTTGTCTTATTATTGATCTTACCATGTCTGGATTGCCATATCCGTCAACCGGATACATAATCCAATCATCGCCATATTGATCTGTTTTGATTGGATCATATTTTGGGTGCTTAATCGCTCCTCCGAAAGATCTAATTTGGAACTTACCGCTTTTTAATAGCGCTTCACAAATATACCTAGTTTGAGTTCCAACGCCACTAGGACTAAGAGGCATATCACCAAGAGTGAAGACCTTAATTTTCTTATCCATTTAAACCTCATGAGCAGTGCTTTGTTTTGTAATATTCACACACGCCATATTTACCGTAACAGGAAATTCTATTCTTGACGTGGTTACTTTTATTTATATTATAGACTGCTTTATTCAATAGTTTAAGCGCATTATCTATTTTCTTTTCGCCATTTGTTACTTTAAATATTTCCACGTTATTTTTTTTCGCCGTTCTTTTTAACAGGGCAAAGTGTGTGGTTATGTCTTTTAGATTCTTATTGTGCTTTTTAGCCCAAAAATACTTATATAGGCTTAGTTGATATGTAATCATTTTATCAGTTTTTTTTCTGCTGTCCCAGCCCCACGAACAAGTCTTCCAATCTATTACATGAAATTTTTTTGTATCAGGAGTATATATTACAAGATCCACAAAGCCTTTAAATTTTTTCTCTATTTTACCCTCTATATTCTCGTATAAATTTTCTTCAACAGATATTAATTTAAATTTACCAAAATTATTCTTAAGAGCAGGTAAAATGAATTGAATTAAGTGTTTACCCTGGTGCCTCATGGAACTCAAGAGGTCACCAGAAAACTCAATTTCTATAGAGGCTTTTTTTATTTTTTGTAGATTTTTAAGGAACTCTTTTTCAAAAAGTTCTTGTAGGTCTGCAGATTTTTTATTTTCACTATGATCTTGAACTATAACTTCACACACTGTATGTAGAGCTGAACCAAATGCAGTGTGTTCATTGCCTTTAAACTGCTTTATTTTATCAATATAATTTAGCTTATGTTTCCAGGCGCACTCCGTCCATTGTTTTAGCTCGGAGTAAGATATGTGAGACATTTATTCCTCTTTTATTTTCTTTTTTGTCGCCTTTTTTGCTTTAGTCTTCTCAATTTTTTTAAGACCATTAGGCAACGAAGCTTCTTTTTTCTGCTCCTTGATTTGAGGAGTCTTAGCTTCAGTTTTTATTTCGTCTATTTTAACATTTTCAATTTTATTGTCAAGCTTATTATCTTTCACCTTAAGAACATATACACCGCTTGCGCTGTATTTTGTTAGATCTCCAGAGCTTTTTGAAGATATAAAATCATAATTTTTTATATTAAACTTCTTAACTATATCTTTAACTATGCTCTTTTGATGGGCATAGTGTTTTTTCGTATTTGAACTACTCGTAGCTGAAGCTATAAAGTAATGCTCATTGTCTACTTCTTTTGTTTTTTCTATATTTATAATTATCATGTTTCTCCTAATACGATGATTCAAACAGCTCTTCTATTTTGTAATAAAGAGCGGGGCTTATTTGTTTAAGCTTTTCTTTGTCGCCTAATAAATAGTTTTCAAAACCATTTGACCAATATTCACGAAGGGCGGTGATAGCGTAAGGAGAATAAAACAAGTTAGAAGAAATTGTTCTTAGTTTGTCATATCCTATGTTTTTATACAAATGTTGATCAAACTGATAATCGTATTCTGGGTTTTCGTAGTCAGCTATATCGTAAATATCATCATCTAATAAATAATACAAAGTGTTTCTTTTAGCTAAAAACTCTCTTTCTAATCTGCCATCTCCATATATTAAATCTTCGTGTTTTTCTTCTACAGCGTGAGCAACCTCATGCAGAATATCATCTAGCAGGTCCGCTTGATCATCTTGATCTGGTGAGAGGTATATAGCACCATCTTTATACATTGCATTGTATTCACGACCATCTTTAAAAAACTCTTGAACATATCCAACAAAAAAACCATCTACGTTATCTAAAAAATAATCTGGAATTAACGTCTCTATTATAGAAATTACATTTTCTAAATTTACATTATTTGTAAACTGTTGTGCAAAAACAAAAGGCTTTCCATGTATGTTGTATTTATTTAGCTTTTTTTTTGATTTTTTTGTTGTTTCGATTATATAAGACTTCACTCAACTATTCCGGAAACGCCAGATGTAGACGGATTAGGATCTGCAATTCGCTCAGAGTATTCAGAATCTACTAGCCCTTGTTTATAGCCACGAATAAAATTTTCTTCCGCTATTGTCAAAACAAACTCAGGAAATTCAACAGCCATAACTTGAATGATCATTTCAACATTAACTTCGTCATTTTCTGGATTTAATTTTTCTCCAACATAGTTAACAAGCCATTTCTTTAACTCATTCTCAGCTTTTACTGGTTCAAATAAATCTGGATTTTCATTTTCTATAGACATACAAACTCCTTTTTATAGAAATATAACATAAATAGTCAATAATTTAAAGAATTTTAGAGGCTATCGTAGCCACTTTCGATCTTTCACCCTTTAAAAGAGTTACATGACCAGAAATATCAAAACTTTTGAATTTTTCAACCGCATGGGTTAGTCCATTTGAAGTTTCATCTAGATAAACATTATCAATCTGTTCAACATCGCCTGTTAAAATAATTTTTGTTCCCTCGCCAACGCGAGTGAGAATAGTTTTAAGTTCGTGAGCTGTAAGGTTCTGTGCCTCGTCGATAATAATAAATGCATTTGCTATGGAACGACCACGAATATAGGTTAACGCTTCAACTTCGATTTTACCTCTATCCATATATGTCTCCAAGGTTGCTTTATCATTTGCCATTAAATATTCTAAGTTATCTCGGATAGGAGCAACCCAAGGGGACATTTTTTCTTCCATAGTTCCTGGTAAGAAACCAATATCTCTACCCATTGGTTGAATGGGTCTTGAAACTACAAGTCTGCTATAAATTTCTTTCTCTACTACCTGGCTAAGACCAGCTGCAATAGCCAATAAAGTTTTACCGCAGCCAGCCTTGCCCACTAACGTAACAACATTTACTTTTGGGTCCTCCAATAAATCCATAGCAAAAATCTGCTCTTTGTTTCTAGGTTTCAAACCCCAAAGTCTTTTTTTATTACCGGGATTAATCAACTTTAAGGGTTTCTCATAAGACTCAAACTTTCCTAGAGCAGTCTTTTTTTCATTTTGGTTGGATATCAGCATAATAAACTGATTTGGGTTCAATTTTGCCTCTTCTTCTTCTATAAAAATTTCTTCACCCGTATAGAACCTGTCTAATACAGGCTCATCTATCAAATGAGTTGCATAGCCGGTGTATATATTATCTGTATTTTTTACAACTTGATCTGATTGAAAATCCTCGGTCGTTAAACCCAGAGAATCGCACTTAACACGCATGTTAATATCTCGTGTGACCACGATTACTTTTCTTTTTGGGTTTTCATTTTTCTGGTTTAACGCAACGCTAATGATCTCGTTGTCAGGAACAGAAAGATCAAAGTCTTCCGGTAGTCCTTCTCTTTTGACCATTTTCACGCATATTATGCCTTTGCCTTTGCCGATTCTAACGCCTTTAGACAAACTACCCTTCTCGCGCAGGGCATCAAGATTACGAATAAGTGTCCTTGCATTTGTCCCAGCGCCGTCTTGCCGTTTTTTATTATTGTCTATTTCTTCTAAAACCTTTAAAGGAAGGACTATATCGTTAGTCCCGTAAGATCGAATACAATTAACGTCTGTTAAGCAAACGCTCGTATCAAGAATATAAATTTTTTTAGCCATGTTAACTCACTTTGTTAAACACTTGATCTTCTTTACTAAAACCACATTTTTTGTGTGCCCAGCGTAAAAAAGCAGTCATTATAAATAGTGTTTTTATTTGTTTAAAAGGTAAAAAGGCACGTAGGACCCTTATTTATTTATATGGGACTAAAAATCTCACAGACATGGGAGGATAAAAAAATGAGTAGGGTTATGGTTAGCACCCTAGCGTTTATTGCGCTGTTTACTTTTTCTTGCGGCACAATGAATTCAAATATAGAAAATGATTTTCCAAGAGAAGGATTTGCATTTATTAAGAAAACAGTTCAGTTAAAAAGATGTTTTGGTGAGAGTGAATGCGCCACAATGGAATTGCGTTCTACCGGCTCTGGTTATGTAGTGCGTATGTCTGACAGAGGAGCATGGATTGTCACTGCAGCGCATGTTTGCAACGGAGAAAGCGGTTTATTAGCGTCAGTTGATCAGACAATAAACATGCAAGTGACTACATTAAGTTTGAAAAGTTATACAGCGGTGGTTATAAAAAAAGATCAAGAAATAGATGCTTGTTTGCTTTTTGCTGAAGGTTTAACTGAAGGCGTTGAAGTTATTCCGTTGGCTATGAAGCCTCCGAAAAGAGGCGAAAAAGTTTACAATATAGCGGCTCCTTTAGGTATGTTTGATTATGACATGGTTCCTGTCTTCGACGGCAGATATGCTGGTGAAGAAGATGGTCAAGATATTTACGCTCTTGCTGCTACTTTTGGGTCTTCAGGATCTATGATTTTAAACTCTAACGGTGAGTTAGTTGGTATGGTTCACTCTGTATTGAGAGGATTTAAAAATATTGCTGTTTCGTCACCCTACCAGAAATTGATGGATTTTATTAGAGAAGGGCTTTCAAAAGCTGAATTAGCAGAATGGGCATGCACACCTAATGAATGTCTAATGTATTAATATATATTCATAAGCTTTTTTCTATTCCAAATAGTCAGACCTAGTTTGTTTTTAACCCAGATTAGGTCTGTATATAAATTCATATAATCCGCGTAGTTATCTTCATCTGTATGTGCTTGCATGAAAGTAAACTCATCCATTTGAAAAAAAGTATCTAAATAAAAATTAATTTTATTATCAATTTGTGTTCTATTGTTAGATATTGATGTTTTTATATCTGGTAGGATAAACGAGTGATCTGTTCTATCGTGGATTACAGTTATTAATAATCTACCAGTTTTTATTTCAACCTTAAGGCTAATATGATCAATATTAGTCACATACCAATATTCTTGTTCATATGAACGGATAGACTTTCTTTTTTTAGCATATTTACTTGCCATTACTCAACTGCCGATATCAAACTTGCTTGAACAAACTCAACTTTTTTATTTTTATTTTTTGGATCTTGTAAGGTTAAATATTGTTGTGAATTCCATTTAAGATATTGGATGTCTTCTAACAACCAAACTTTATTTTTGTAATAAACTGGTGAACCAATATAAGCTCTTTTTCCGTTTCCATCTAAAGTAAATCTTGTTGTAGACATGTTAAACCTCTTTTTCACTTTCTTCAAAAAATGAAATTGTGTTATATTTTTTAATATAGCGGTTAAACTCCATGTAGTCAACCCCTAAAAATCTGGCGGCTTCTTTTTTTGTTCTCGCAATACTTAGTGCTGTTTTTAAAAGGGCATCTGTAACTGCATGTCTGGTTAGTCTCCAGATTGGTAAACCATAAAATTTACCATATAAATACCTGGTAGATAATTCTAATTTAATAGCTATTAGGTCTTCTAAAGAAATGTTATTAATATTATTTAAAACAATATCAGTAATTTTCTTTTCAGATTTTAGTTTATTTATTATACTATACCTTGAGTATTTTGTAACAGTATTTTTCTTTTTTTTATTTTTCCATGACATATATTAAATAATAATTTATAATATTATAAAATTTAATTTATATTATTTATTATAATCTGGAGATTCTGGCTCTGGAACGATGGGTTGCAACTCTTCTTCAAATCTATCAAAATAAAGTTTAAGATTGGTTAGCATATATTCTTTGTAAAGTTTTCTATCTTCCTCATCAGCTAAAGATTCGTAAGCATCTTGAATTTGATTTTCAACTTTATTAAAAGTAGTGGATGCAAAATTACGACCAGTAATGTTCATACCTTGTAAATCCTGAAACGTTTTTGGCTCCTCTGGTTCAACATCAGCCGGCATATCTTGATCTCGAACTGGAATAAATCGATCATCTTCAACATCAATATCTAAAGAAACTTCTTCTTCAAGTTCATTTTCCTCTTGACTTTGCCCTGCGTCTGCAGTAAGATCTACTGGTGCAAGTGAGTTTTCGACTGCATTAAGAATGTGTGCTCTAAAAGAATCTCTTTGTTCTTTAGAGGTTGTAAGTCCCTTGTAGGCGTCTTCGACAATTGGAATGATAACTTTTAAAGTGTCCTCAAGAACATTTATCCCCGTTGATCTTTGAGGCTGCTCGTCTGGAACATCGGCACTTACTTCTCTGATAAGAGAACGAATAACACCTCGAAGTCTATTTTCTTCAAGCATTTGTTTTTCTTTCTTTTCAGCAAGATAGTTTTCTAGAAGTGAGCGGACAACTTTACGGAGACGCTTCTCTTCTTTTAGTTCTTTTAAAAATTCATCGCGATCAATCATTAATTTACACTCCAAGTTTCTGTAATAAATAGTTTAACGCCTCATTAACTTCATTTTCAGAAACTTTTTTACGTTTCTTGCGTTTCTTTTGCTTTTTTACTTTTAATAGTTTTGGTTTTACTCCTAAAGGTAAAGAATAACCAGCGACTGAACCGCCTGCCATTGAAGATATTTCTTCTAGCTCATCTTCTTCTTCCAAAACCTCGTCAACTAACCCACGAAAGATGCCCAAGAATGGGTCGTTTGCCTCCTTTTGGGTTGTTTTTGGTTTTAGCGTAAGTTCCTTCTTTACCATATCTACTATGTAGTCTACTCTATCTTTTGATGTATCTGGTAAATATTTATCAATATCACTGCCGTCTGCAATGGCTTGTCTAAAGCGACTAGCATGTAAAACTTCACCAACAGGCTTGAAAGCATAGTCGAGAGGATTTAGAACTTCTGCATCTTCAGCATACTTTTGAACGTTACCAGCAAAACGTTCGGCAGCATCACCATCTTTTGTTGAAGCACCAAGAATAATTTTTGTTCCTTTCATCTCCGGTCTTTTTCCATAGTTCATTGCGGCACCTACGGGTGAGGGAGCCTCTGGAATTTCAACATCAACGTTAGTAAGGTTAGCGTCATCTAAATAAAGATTTAAAATCACTTCAGCAGTTTTGGCTGTAACCCCATCTCTCGGTTTTGGACTAACCAAAACAACGACTCTATCAGCAATTTTAGAGTAGTGTTCGATCATATCTAAATGACCTCTATGAGCCGGCTTAAATTTTCCTGGTAAAATAGCAACAGTTTCGCCTTTATTTTGCTCCATAAGCATTTCCTTGACCATCTGTGGGATCTTTCCTCTTCCGTACTTAAATAACCCCAAAAGTTGGTTCATTGGAGCAAAGTTTCCGGTAAACTTATACATCTGACCATCGTATTGGAAAACAAAACCTTCCACGACTGTATCAATGTTGTCATGGTGCTTAAGTTTGGTAAGCTGTCTTACTAATATATCTTGGGCTCCTTCTTGCTCTGGTCCCTCATAATCTTGGATAGCACGAATAGCAATCTCTGTTTCTTTTTTTAGTCTTTCGACCTCGGCTTGATTATCCAAGATATATGAACTCTTAAGACCACGAAGAAGTTCTACGGCAAAGTCATGTATCGCCATTTCAATTGGTTCAATTAATTTTTTTGATAAAATTTTGGAGTTCTTATTAAAGGCAGATACTTTTGCTCTGGTTTCTCTATCCATACCCTTTGTTATTTGAGAAGTTGTCGGAGCAGTTTTATCACCAAGCATTCTTCTAACAAGAAGCTCTACTCTTTCGTCGTCTAGCTCTGGAAGGCTCTTTGCTGTAAAGGGCGTTAGTTTATCACGAAGATAATCGTTTAATGTCATATCACCTGAATAACCTGTGCGCTGTATACGATCTAGGGTTTCTTGCACAAAGGCTTCGTCAGATATCTTGTTAAGAGTAAGAAAAGCAGTCCTACGAACGCTAAAATCCTCGTCGGCTGTTGCTTCCTCAAACTTATCAATAACACCGTCTAGAAAGGCTGATTGTTTTTCATTTGCCACAACTTCTAGACTATTATCTTCTTTATTATATTTTTTATGACCCATGCGGTGAATATTCACAACATTTTCGTCATAGTTTACAACATTTGGAGCAACTGGACCCTGAATTTCGGTATTATAAAAGATTTCACCATTAGGTCCAAAGATTTGGGCTTTTTCTTTTTCTGAAAGTGAATCGAGAGCGGCGACATAAGCATTAAAAGCAGTAACGTAAGCGCGTTTTGATTCTTCACCACCACGAAATTCTCTATTGATAAGATCATTAAAAGTCATTCCACCACGGGACATATCACCTTTATTACGAGCAGCACGAGGCTGACCGTCTACATATCCAAGAAATATATTATATCCATCGGTTTTTTCTGTGCCTACAAGTTCACCTTTAGCTGCTTTCTGTAAAATTTCAGCCATTTTATTAAAGGTGAGATCGCGATTATCATAAAGATGTGCTAGATGTCCTGCTACGCCGCCCATTTGGTTTCTCCTAAATTATTAAGGTCTAAGTTCACCAGCCTGTTCCATTGCGCGGAGCAGACCGGAAACATCAAGATGGCGATCTAAATCATCATCCCCAATTGCTCTCCTGATTGATCTATCGTTTTTTAACTCGTCCTTAATTGCTTTAATTGCCATCATTTGACCTTGCGGATCCGCAAAATTAGTAAGTTTTTGCTGCATTTCTGGATTCAATCTTGCAATACTTTGCTTGACAGATACAAAAGGTATTGAACTATGTATCCTGTCAGTTTTAAGATATTTCCTTACACGTAAAGCAGCTTCAGTTTGTAAATTATTGATCTCTTCTGTAATTATTTCTTTTAATTTGGATTTTGTTACTTTCATTCTTTATCTTCCTCCTCCTCTCCATAACCACCGAATGGTTCGGAAAAATACCCTGCCATCTTCATTTGCTCGAAGGCTTCAACAGGATCATAGATATAATCTTTTAATTGATCACTATCCCCCATACGCATTCCAGTGCGAATGGCTGACTTGATTGCCTCTTCTTCTTTTAATTTTGAAAATATAACATTATATGCTGCGTTTACATCTTCTTCATTCTGGTCCAACTCTGAATAATCATGGATGGCGAGGTCAAATTTAAAATTAATGGCATCTTTGTGTTTTTGATCTAGTTTGCGATAAATCCCTGGAACTGTATTAGACATTGCCACTGCTACGTTAGGCTCCACGACGTTGGTAAATTTTTCTCTACCAGGTATGCTTGGCACTTGAGCCTCAGATAAAACTTTATTAACTTCTTCTTTGATTATTTTTTTTAATGTTGACTTTGTTATCTTCATTCTTTACCTTCCTCCAGCACGCGAACTTGCTCTTCTAGAAGTGATATTTTATTTTCAAGAGTTCTAACAACTCTTTTTATTTCAAGTAAGTTTTTACGAGCAACTGATAGTTGCCTACTTTCCCTTTGACTTTTTGGTCGCACTTCGTCTAAGATACGAAGAACAGACTCGACGTAAGCACGAGCAGTAGGATTGCTTTTAACTTCTCCTATCAAAAAGTCCCTGGTCATTTTTCTTAAATCAACTTTCATTAGTTGTCCTTGGACATTTCAGCAAGAATGTCACGAACAGCATCACGAAGCGCGGACTCGTCTAAATCTTCAAGAACTGCTTCTTTAGATTCAGTTGATTGTGGATGAGCTTCAGCTATAGCGTCTTCTTTTTCCTCTTCATCTAACTCTTCCGGTGCTTCTTCTAGCTGCGCAGTTTTGTAATCAGCATTAGATAGGTCATAAGTTCCCATACCTTCACTTAAGAATGATTTCTCTTTTGGCTTATATCCCCATTTGTCCATGAGCATCTCGCCAAATTCTTTACTTCTCCAGTTTTTGTAAGACATTTTCTGTTCTCCTTTGGTGTCTTTATCTTTATAATTAGTTTCCTCAAGTCGATTCTTCAAACGGTCTTCAAAATCACGAAAACACATATTTCCTTTTTCATATGCCTCACGTTCCATTTCACGCATATGCGGATCTTTTTGGGCATAACCAGGACCGGTTGGACCCATACTTATCAAATCTCCTCTTTCATTTTGCAGGTGATGAACTAGCTCATGAGCAAGAGAGCGAAGACAGTCTTTCATATGTCTACCTGTTGTGTATACAGTGATAGACTCTTCCGTTGGATCATAGTGGGCAGTTTTGCCAAAAGGCTTCATGCTATTTTGTTTATCTTGTGCGAAAATTATGGTGGGCTTATTTTGAAGGTGATAACGCTGATGAAAAAATTGTAATAAGTCATCAGCGTAAGTTCGAATATTATTCATGTAATAAATAGTTGCTTACTATTGTTTAGACTTCGTGAGGCGAGCGAGAAAAAATAATAGATTTAATAAAGGGAATGCTATTCAACTTTCTACTAATGTATTCTTCCATATGATTAGCGTCAATAAACCTCTTGAGAGTGCTATTTTCATTAACAGCAAACTGTCCAACATTTTCTAATACATCCATTTTGTTAAAAACAACATGTGTTGCCCCATTGATGTTGATGGCTTTTTGAAGAAAATTTAAATTCATCCAGTTGACTTGACGAACTCGACCTGTGGTTGCTCCGTATTCTTGACCCTCTTTTTGTATTTTATTAAATATTTCACCCACAGGCTGAAACTTTTTGGAACCAACGTAAGTTTCATAAGATTTAGCCACACCGTAAATGTTTCTTACTGCTTGAGGAGGCACACCGTTCATTAATGCAGCTGCAGAAATACAGTTTGAAGACGTGACATAGGGATATGAACCCCAATCAATATCTAAGCCAAAACCCTGGGCGCCCTCAAAAAGAATAATTGGATTACTGCAGCGCTCATGCAACTCTTCATAGAGGTCCATTAAATATGGACGAAGCTCAGGAACATCCTCGGCTCTAACACCGGTCCTAGCAAACTTATCTCGGTAAGCAGGACCATTGCCTCTTTTGGTTGTGCCTATTTTTGTTTCTCTTGCTTCCTCTTCAATGTGATTTTGCGTAATAATGTGAGCATTTTTAGCGATAAATACAAGACCATCTGTATCAATACCGCCCTCTTTTAACTCTTCAATCTCTTTAAAAAACTGCTCCACGTTGACGACACACCCCGAACCAATAATGGACCGAATGCCAAAAAATACACCGGCAGGTATGTGATGAGTAATAAATTTTTTCCCTTTATGAAAGATAGTGTGCCCTGCATTGCAACCACCATTATATCTGATAACATGTGTATACTCTCCTGTTCTACAAAGATGGTGCGTGACCTTTCCTTTTCCACAATCACCATACTGTAAATCTACAACAATATCTGAAATCATAAAACCCTCCAAATGAGGTTCTATTATAACATAAGGGAATAAATAGTTAAAGAGTTAGTTTTCGCCGCAGGCAGTTTCATCGAGGATGCTGAGAAGACTTCCATACATCTGTTCAGCAATGGGTACTAAATCAAATTTCTTTGCTTTTTGGAGTGAATCTACAATGTTATCCCAATAAACATTTCCAAACCCGGCGCTGAAAACATAAAAGCTAAACTCAGGTGCGGATTTCATTGAGTCTATAACATCGCTTTGTTTTAGTTTTGGGACCAAATAACTTTGAGGTTCTTCATCTGTAAAAAGTATTATTACTCTTTTCGTGTTTTCTCTCCATTCTATATTCCAGTTTTCTTTTTCAGGTACTGACAAGTTTGTAGCACTCCAGCCGTCAAACCAAGTAGCGGAGTTAATATCAAATGTTCCAT